CAGCAACACCTTTTTCAGTTGCTCCATCTGTAGCACCTACACCCGCAATGTTTTGATCTTGTATTACTATAGCATAATCTGAAGCTGGAGGATTAGAACTTGCTGCAATTGTTTGATTAGCATAAATTGTATCACCAACCTCTACGGCTACCGTACTTCCATTAAATGCTATAGTACCATCTTTAGTAACAACAAAGAAATCCCCGGTTGTTAGTGCAATGTTACTTGCTCCTGCTATTGCTGGTGAGTTTGCTGATGCATCATATCCACCTTGGAATACACCAACTCCGGCAACAAGTGCTTGTACTTGTCCTAAGTTAACTGCATCTTTTGATGCTGTACCATTTGCTAGAGATGTAAGTTTGAAAGATGCAAAGTCTAAATCAGCAAAAGGTGCCTCAAATAAAGATAATGAAACCTTAGCTAGTGGTTGTTTAACTGTGTCACCTGCACCACTTGCTACATCTTGTATTAATATTAAGTCATCTCTCTTTGGTGCTTGTGCCATTGCTGGAGCATCTTCTATAAGACCAGTAGGACTATAATCAACTTCAACTGTACCTGTAGCTGTAATTGTTCCACCTGTAAGACCTTTTCCTGTAGCAACACTTGTTACTGTACCAGTTGTATAAGTACCTAAAGTTAAATCACCACGTACTACTTGAGTTGATGAACCTGCTCCAGCAATATTAATTGTACCTGAAGTAGTAATTGGTCCACCTGTAATTGTTAATGCATTACCTGTTTCTGTTATTTCAATACTTGTTACACCTGAACCAGAATCATTAACCCACTCTACTACACCTAATGCGGAAACAGCAAGTCTTTGCCCACTTCCACCAATTCCTAATGTAGCTAATGAATTTGCACCGTCTGCAAATAATATATCTCCTTTGGTATATGCTGCTAATCCTGTACCTCCATTTACTTCATTTAATGTACCAGCTAGAGTAATTGTTCCACTACTTGTAATTGGACCACCACTTGTTGTTAAACCAGTAGTTCCACCACTAACATCAACAGAAGTTACAGAACCTGCACCTGCATTAATATAAGATGCTACTTGAGATAAGTTTGCAAATTTAGCATTGCTATCTGAAGCATCAGAAAATAAAACTTTATCACCCCCAAGTAAAGTAACAGATGTTCCATCAGCAGCTGCTAATACAACGTTGTCTACTCCTGCATAATCTACTGCTAGTGTTCCTGCTGCAGTAATTGCACCACCTGTTAAACCTGCTCCAGATCCTACAGAAGTAACTGTACCATCTTTACCAAAGCCTGGCATCTTATCAATTGTAGTCTTGTAGATAACATCATCTGCTGCAGCTGAAAACCATAAATAGTCTTCTGATGCTGGACCTTGTGAAGTTGCTTCTAAGATTGCATTCTTTGAAGTTGTATATTGAATACCTACTGTAGGTGTTACTGTTGCTGTACCAGTTATACTAATACCAGTACCTCTTTTTACTTCTGTTACTGTACCAACATATTGATCAGCTGAGTTAATAGTAAATGTAGAACCAGCACGTGTTACTGTGGTTGTACCTGTACCTGTATATACTATTGCATCAGTACTAGCTGGATTAGAAGCAACTAAATTTAATGTTGCTGTTCCGTTACCAGATCCTGTTGCTGTTAAGTCATAGGTTGTGTTACCATCTGCACCTGTTGTTATATCTACCCAAGCAGAACCATCATATAATTTTAGTTTATTTGTACCAGAGTTATAATAGATTTTACCTGCAATTCCTGACGGGTCAGCGCCAAGAGGCTGAATGATCACATTTTGTATTTGATTATCATTCAGATTTAAATTTCCTTGGACATTGAGTCCCGTTAAAAATTGTACTGCCATTTTGTTTTATTTATTTGTTATTTATTTGTTATTTATTTAATTTAAAAAGACGCATCCTGAAAAGGAAGCTGCAAATGTTATTCTTAATTGTTGTGAACTTATATAATCCACGTTACCTACTACTACTGTATTTGCACTATCAACAACTGTAACTGATGGAAAACTTCCTAAATTATGTGTTACAGTCCATATGCTAGATGCACTTTCATAACATTGTGTATATGTTCCTTTATCCTCTATTATTTCTTCTAAATCTAATATTGTGCAAACACCTGTAGGTGTTTCTGGGCAACTTATACTAGCTTTAAGATTTACTTTTGCTAATGGCTCTACAAATACACCTGGTGTTTCTGTTGCTACTACAAGCTTATTGCTTATAGAGTTTTGCCAATCACATATATCTTTTTTTAATGTTGCACTTACAAAATCTGTATAGCAGCATGCTTCAATACCAAACTTAACTGACTTGAAATTAGCATAAGCTTGATTAGCAAAATTTTGCTCAATCTTAATTTCTTTCATTAAGGCAACATTGCTTACCTGATTTGCATTTGTTATTTCTCTTGTAGTACTCATTATTTAGATTTCAAATCCATAATTTTTTGTTGTGCAAGTTGTCTACTTAATGTATTTGTTGATGATTGTTTAACAGGCTTGCATGACTTGCATACTGCTGCACCATTTTCATCATATGCCTTTTGACATCCACAAGTAAATCTTCTTCCGCATACATTACAGTTACTCATAACTAATTGGTTTATGTTATATTATTTTGAACCACAATTCCCATTAGGGCATGTAATTTTATTTAATCTTTGCTTTGCATAATTATATATCTGCATCCCTTGTGCAGGTGATTGACAGTATTCTACATTTGAAACTGCAGCATCTATCATTGTTCTTATATAACTCATTTCAGAAAGTAATTCAGCTTTATCAGAATCAGGTTGACAAGGATGTACATCTAAATCACATAATACTTCATAATACTGAGATAATAATTTTGTTACTCTCAAATGATTATATTCAACATACACCTTTGAATTTGGTGATACACTGTATCTGATAATGTATATACCGTCAGGGATATTTTGTTGTTCTGTACCACAATTCTCTGATTGTAAAGCAAGTGTACATGCAGTTAAACACATGTCAAAATCTTTATCTACTTTTATAAGTACAGGCACAGAGTAACCTGGCAAAGTAATAAGCAACTCCTCACATTCAACAGCAAGGTTCTCAGAATACTGACTTGTATCTTTTATACATAACAAATTACAATTAGATACTGTTGGTATTTCAAGGCTTAAAATATGTCTGTTTGCCATTTTTGTTTTATTTATAAATACTATATAAATAATATACAAAAAAATCTAGACAATATAAAATAAAAAGGGCAGGAGATTTCTCTCCCACCCTTATTAATTAACAAACTAACTATTTACTAATTAGTAGTCATTTTGGTCAAATGCTAAATTGTTGCCATTATCAGCTGCCCAATCTTGCAATAATTCCATAAATGCAACCATTTCAGATTGTGCTGTTGTATCACTACATTTTACATATACTTTGTAAATATACTGATCATTATCAAATACTCCAGTAGGATTATTGAATCTTGGTACAGAATGCTGAATGTAATATGCTTTGTATGTTGAAGATCTATCAACAGCAGCTAAGATTTCATCAGACATTTCAATTTCTCTGATTCTAGCACTGTCAGCATTTCCTTGGTTATAAGGAGATTGACGGTATCTTTCAGATAAAATTAATTCTCTAATTACTTCTTCACCTTGTGTTTGTTGCATAGAACCTGGTGTTGCTGTAGCAACTCCACAATCATTACATGGGTTTCCAGTTTCATCAAGTAAAGAAACAAGAACTTCTACTGGCTCAGCATTAAAGTGATCTCTTGTGTCAAAAGAACAATTTCCAAATACTGTGTCAACATAAGCTCCTACAAAATTAACTTTTACAGATACTGCTTGAACACCAGTTGGATCAGTTGATGGAACATATGTTCCGTCTAATGCTTGTGCTATAGTAAATGTAGTTGTTGTAGCTACTCCTGCTTCTGTAACAGTTACATCTACACCACCACCACTTTTCTCAGCTACAAAAGGCTTGATTAATGGATCTGCTAATACCATTTGAGCCATTGTTGCAGCTACTAAAACTGGATCAATATACTCTTGTCCTTCAACGCAGCAAATATTTGCTGAATCTCCAATTGCATAAGCATTGTGATTTAAGAATCTTAATGCAGGTGAACCCTTTACATCAATTCTCATAAATTGTGTTTTACCACATGGTGCACAATCAGATGCTAAAGATAAACTAGCTGTTGCTTGTGATGCAGTTAAACATGCTGCTGACCATAATCTAGTAATATATCTAGGATTAATTCCTTTTGATTTTACTGATTCTTTGTAACCACCATGACCAGGGTTATTTCCAATTGAATCTTTAGTATAGAAAGAACCTTGTACTACATAAGCTAAATCTCCTGCTGCAGGAGTTGCTTGACCTGTAATATTTAGTGACTTCCAATCTTTGCCATCAACTAGAGCTAACTCACCTGCGGTAAGTGCACTTGTTGCAGTACTACCAGCCATATCAACTGATGATGCTACAAACGTTTTTTGAAACGCATTATTAAAATATGCCATAATAAATAAAATTGTGTGAGGACCATTACCCTCACTGGTTATAAAAAAAGATTTCTACAGTTTACTCTGTCCGTAACTTTCTTGTTACTATAATAATATACGCTTTTTTAAACTAAAAACATAAATTAATTATTTTTTTCTGCAGATTGCATTCCTCTTTGCTGCTGATACATATTTTCAATATCACCTGCAATTAAAGCAGCTGTATCATCAAGGATTACTTCTACTAAATCATCTTTAAATTCACACTGAACATTTACAGGACTTACTTGTCCATTATATGGATTTACACATCCTTCTATTTGCATAATAGTTGGTTGTCTATAATAAGTAAGAACAGGATTTACAATATCAAAATTTCTTTTGTATATCCTTATTGTATTATTAATCATTGTGCAGAATGTCTCTCCCCATTCAAAATCAGGGTTTTTAAGAGGGTCTCTCATAATGAGTGGTACATTTGCTTCTTCAGCTAAATATACTGTCATAGACCTAGGTGTACAACAATCATCTTTGGCTTGTGTTGTCACCCTCTTAAATTCCATATATTGGTTTACGGGAAAGTTGTCTGTTTCAAAATAATCTGGAAAATCATTACCCGTTAAAGATAATTCAATAAGAAGTGGTTGTAAATCATCTATTCTTCTTTTAGATAATTCATCCCCTTCTTTATACATATTACCTCCATGTAAGTTTCTTCTACACCATTCAACTTGAGCTTTATTAAAAGCTTCAACAAATTGCCAACATTCAACATTGTCAAAGTCTTGACTATCTAATTTGTTTAGACGCTGCTTTAGTTTTACAAGTAGAGTATTATTTTCCATTTTTTATTTTTTATGAATTCCAGTATGGTTCAACTTTTTGCATTAAAGATAATAATGTTTCTTCATTTTTAGGATCCATTAAGAATGTTAAACACTCTGATGGTGATTTACCTAGTCTTACTCCACTATCTAAAGGCTCAATCCATCCACCTGCTTTTGTAGCTAAAAATCTATAAAACAATGCATCTTTAACAAGAGCTCTTAGTTTTATTTCTTCCATTGATAATGTTGCAACATCTAGGAAGTTCTGAGCTGCTCTTTTCTTATTTGATTCACTACCATGTCCTTGAACGTAATCATCCATGTTCTCATATAGTATATCATTAGGTGTTGATTTAACATACTGTACACTATTCACATCACATATTTTAGAAACATACATCAACTTTGTTGGATTACTATCAAACATTGTTTGTAATTCTACTAATGCTTTATTTCTAACTTTTGTTAATTCAGTTCTTGTAGTTAATGATTCTTCTAAAGTATCTAAATAAAACTTAACTCCTTTAGGGCTAGCCTTAGCATCTTTTAAAGATTTAGCAACAATAGAAAATCCTCCCGCCTTAATTGCATGAAGTTTAATTCTATCATAAGGGTCCATTTCTGGATCTAAAAATACTGGTTCATTACCACATCTCATACTAATCTTGTCCCAGAACTTATCATTATTAGGACTCATAATAGTTAATTTATTCCAAAAGTCTTTATCTTCTGGATCAACTACATTAGCAGCAAGAGATGCTTCTAATTCAGCAACTACTGATCTAATTTCTTTAATCTTAGCTTTCTTTTCTTTTGGTGCTAGCTTTTTTACTTCAGGTGCAAATTCATTTAATCCTGTTACATATCTTTTAACACCGTTCATTTCTAAACATGCTAAAGACTCTTCATGGTATACTCCATCATGCAATGACAGACCATACTTTTCTAATCCCATGTTTTCTCTATTAGGATTAAAAAATGGACGTACAGCAACAGTTTGATTTTTATTCTGTTGATACTTTTCTACAATAGTGTAATCACTCATCTTTGTTTTTGGTTTTAATTAATAATTATTACTCACAGTCAAAAGTACATATTTATGTACATTTATTATTACTAATTTCTAAAGCAAGGTTTTACCCTTGCTAAAGTTTTTTGACTTTTAAACAACTATCTTCAAAGCTCCTGTAGTGTGATATATATCACCTTTTGCTAAACCTGCAGCAATTGCTGCTGCATTATCTGCATGGTCTCTAGCTAAGATGTCTTTACCAACAGCTTTAGAAGCAAGTATTTTTGAAACACTTGAATTTGAAAACTCATATGTTTTATTTTGTCTTTTAATATCTAGTGCCATGATTAGTTATATTTTAAAGGTTAAAAATAAAAAGGGAGGAGGTATTAACCCCTCCCCTTTAATTATTGTTCTTAGAATGATCCTCCTGTTACAGGGTTTCTCATTACAATTTTAAGAACTTTGGTTGGATCCTTAACCCATATAGCTGGCATGGTCTGAGTCATATATACTCTATATCCATTAAAGTTACCAGAAGATGCAAACCCTTGAGTTCTTCCCATGTAGTCCATAGTACCATTTTGGTAGAACCACTTAAGTTGATTATCCCAAGAAAGTTTCAACAAGTGAATGTTGTCATTTCCTTCATCAGTAACATCAAAGATAATAAAGCTATATGAACTTAGAGGTCTTCCGTCAATTAATGGATTCTCAATGTCATTAGTATTTAAGTTATCAAATGCTGGATTCAATACAAACTTAACGTTAGCTAAGAATGGAATAGTAAAGCTTGTGTAAGCAAAACCATAATCTAAATCCATACCAGAACCTTTAACGGCTCCTATATCAGATGCATTTTGAACTAAACCAGAACCATACACTTCATCAGCAATTGCTTTGTTGATTAATTGCATACCACCAATACCTGTTTGTACAACAAGTGATCTTTGTGGGTCTGGCCCTTTAAATTCAACTTTACCTTGGTAGAAGTTGTAAAGTTCAGACTTAAACATATCAAGAGTAAATGATGACTTGTTGTATACTCTTTTGAAAGAGTTATCTAACTGTGACCATAAACCTACAGATAATCTAATATCATCTGGTCCATCTTGCTTAATTCTACCACCTTTACCCCACATAAGGTAAGTCTCAATATCTGTAGCAATTTTAGATAAGTGTGCTGCTTCCATATTTGTAATGAATGTTCTTGTCAAACTTCCATTTTCAAATGCTTCTCTAGCACCAGCTTTACCCATATTAGCTACTAATCCTTCAATACTAGGTACAGATGGATTGTTAGGGTCAGTATTAAAGTTTCTCCAAATTTCAGTTACAGGTACTGTACCATCAGCGTTTAATCCGCCTTTGATCATTAAGTCTGCTCTTGAAGATACTGAATAGTGTACGTGTGCTTCAGCTCCTCCTACAAAGTTGTAGAATTCACGGAAACCAGAACCTGTTTCAATATCAGAGAATCTTTCTCCATACTCACCTCTTGCAGAACCTTTTCTAAAGAACTTAGTCCCTTTTGCAAGATACTTGTTATCTAAGATTGCTGCGTTGTTGTTGTTAACTAATTGAACAGTGTAAACAAAACCGTCACCTGCTGGGATAATATCATCAGCTGTGATGTAAAGTTCAAGTCCATTATACTTATCATAAGTAATAATGTCACCATGTCCAAATGTTCTTTTGTTGATCTTAATCTTAAATAGAGTTCCATCAATACCTTTGCTATCATTAGCTGGTTCAATGTCTGCTACTACGTAAGGTAGATCTTGTGCAATAGGAGTTTGCCACTTGTACTCACCTCTAGCGTTGTCTACTAATATTGTATTCTTTCCACCAAAAGAAGCCATTTGATATAAAGGCATTTCTACCTTTTGGGTCATAGCCCATAAATCAATTGGTCCCATATCCATAGGCTCAGAAGATCCAAGCATTTGGGTAAGGTGATAAGAATCAACATGAGAACTAGCTTTATAGCTTGTATCACGTAGGAAAATCCCATTATTTAAAACTGGAGTTGCCATAATTTTGATTGTTTTTGATTAATAATTATTGTTTATATTTAATTTACTTAATTAAATTCGTTTAAATATGTTGTTAGCTCTTGGTATTTTTCTCTTAGCTGTTCTTTGAGTGGTTGGTTCTTTATCTTTAACTCCTAAAGATGTAGATCCACCAGCATTAGATTGTTCAGTCTTAAGTTTTCTTACCGTACTTTCTATAGTTTTCTGTGCACCTTTATCCATGATCTTTGCTTTGTATCCATCTGGATCTTGCAATAACCATAATGCCTCAGATATTAAACCATAGTTTGGCTCAACAAATTGATATTTTTCTAATAAATGTCCAAGTAAGTTAGTATTCTTACCACTAACAGAAGGATAAGAAGGTTGTACTAAACCATTATATATCATGGCTTGTGTTTTCTTATCAAGTTTAATTTCTCCTATGCTACCTGATTTTAATGTTTCATATACATTTTTCATGTATTGTTGAGATGCTTGCTCTTGTTGCTTCTTCTTTAACTGTTGTTCTTGAAGTTTTCTTGCTACAATTTTTTCTTGCATCTTATCTAACTTAGGCTTAAACTTATTAGCTTGTGATTCAAGCTTACCTAAATCTTTCCAGATTTCAATTTCTTCAGCAATCTCTTCTGAGTTACCATACCCTGTTGCAGATAAATACTCAGTAATAATTCTTTCTTGGTCTTTTTCATTTTTAGTACTTAGCTGTCTGTTTTCTTCAACACTAGCTAAGGTTGCAAATAAACCTTTCATATCTTGACCACCATCTGCTACATAGCGTGCTGCTATTTGTAATTCTTGTGGTAGACTATCAAAAAATTGTTTTGGAGTTTCTCTCCTAACTTGATTAGCCTTTTCTTCAAGGTTTGCTTGAATTAACTCTTCCCAGTCTTTTGCAGTATAATCTTCTAATTCTTTATCATCATCAAAAGGAACTATCTTATCATCTTTGATAAGTTTTGAAAATACATCGGTTATTCCTGAGATCTTTTTTCTACCTCTAGTTTCTTTATTTTCATCTTCTTCAGTTATCTCATCTATTGAATTAATAACCTCATCAATGTTAACTTCTTCCTTAACGTCATCAGTAATATCTTCTGCTTCTGCTTTTTCTTCTACTTTAACATTTAAGTCATCCGTGTCTGTTACATCCGGATCAGCAAATGACATATCAGCTTTTTCACCTCTTGAAAAAATGCTTTTTGCAGGTTTCTCTTCAGGTAAAGTTACTTCTGCTGCACTTGGGGCTGCTGCAAAAATTTCATCTAAGTTTATGTCTACTTGCTCTACTTTACTATTCACAGTTTTACTTTCTGTTGTTGTTTCAGTACTCATAATATTTGTTGGTTTTAATATTAAACTTTCTATACATATATAATATAAGAATAAACTTTTATAATAAACTTATAATATTTGAAAATTTAAAAAGTTTTTTGCAGTATATAGCTAACACTTATTTTTTATCTTTCTTTTCTTTAGCTGAAGGCATATCATATTTGTTTTTATTCTCTTTAGCTATATCAAGTTTAGTCTGTGCTATACTTTTTTGGGCAGCAATTTTTTCTCTTTCAACTTGCAATCTATTTTTTTCCATTCCTGATTTAGCAACATTTTCTTCACGCTTAAGATTCATTTGATCTTGATACTTCTGTGATTCTCTGATATCTTTCATAGCATCTTGATAATCAGATTGTTTATTTTCATTTATATCAACCATTGACCCATAACCTGCAGATCTTATTTCTGCTAATAAAACATCATTCTTTCTGTCTTTATCATTTTCTTCCATTTCAACTTGAAGTTTCATTTGTTCTTCTTGTTGTTTAGCTTGGATTTGTTGCTGTTGCATTTCTTGCTGTTGTTGCATTTCTTGCATTCTTTGTTTTTCAACACGCTCTTGTGAATCTTTTAAGATATCTGTTACTTCAGCTATTGAGTCAGCTTTAACAATATTACCTAATTCATAAATGCTTGCACCTGTAGTATTATTTTGTAGTGCCATCTGTTTAAGACTTTCCAAGATAGCTCTATGATTTGTTTTAGTTGTAGCAAAAATATTAAAGTCTCTTAGCAATAAGTCAGTTCCATTTATTGAAAAGTTAACTTTTTCTGCTTCTGATGAAATATAACTTAATCTTACGCTAGGGTTTGTGCTTTGATAATACTGAGCTAAGTCAGTTCTCATTTGATGTACTCTTGGCATCAACTGATCTGAGTGTTGTACAAAGTACATTTCTGTTTGTGCATATGATTGTTGCATAGCCTGAACTACACCTGTTGCTGTTTGTGCTGATACAGCACCTCCTAGACGCTGTGGGTTAATACCTATTGCATCAAAACATTGTTGTTTAAAATAATTTGCAAGTTGAATTCTAGACATTAATCTACTTGTCTGCTCCATGTTTAGAGTTTGATAGTGATTAAAGTTAGTTGCATTCTCAGTATTAGTAATAGATGTATCAAGAGGTAGCATTTGAAAATCTTTCATTGCTACGTATGCTTTTGCATAATTGTTCTTGCCCCAGTCTTCACCCATAGAGTGACGTGGTAAAGCATTCTGATCAAACATTATTACTGTTCCTAATTCATCTATTAGAATGTCAGCAATTTGGTTATTAACCATATTATATCCAACTTGATACGCTTTCATTAAATCTACCAAAGAAGTAGACTTTGTATTTCTGTCTGAAAAAACTCTTCCTTCTACAGGAAGTTTGCAACCATATAGTGTGTTATTACCTTTAAATTGAAAAGGTATTCTTCCAGGTTTAGTTCTATTAATACCAACATAAATAGGATTTATATTATCACCCATTGTTGATCTCCACATTGCTGGTAAATTTGGACCTATCTTAACACCACCCCATACTTCATTAATCCATATCCAATCTATATGCTCACCTTGTAAAAGATTCTCTTTAGATTTGTTTTTGAATATTGATGTATCATATACAGCTTTCTCAGTTATCTTAAATGTCTCATCTATTATCTCTTGTGTAACAGAACCATCTAATTCTATTTTAGTTAAATGACCTATTCTTCTTTGAGTCTTCCAATAGATAGTTGATACTCTCATTAAATTTCCTTCATCTAATGGAGTCATGTCTTCACTCTGATCTAGTATTTCACTTATAATATCCCCACCTGTTGCTGGGTCATTCCAATAATTACTAGTGTATTGTCTGTATGCTAGACCAGGCATTTGAGTATTCCACTCATGAGATCTTGTAGCATCATAATATGATCCATCATTTTGATATCCATTAACCTGATATTGTGCTGACCTTGCAGGATAAATCTTTTGTAAAGACGTTAATTGTCTTTCATCCATTAAGTATCCATACTTATCAACAACATCAGATACAGTCATCAAATCTATTTTACCTACATAATTTGAATCTGATATATATCTTTGATCAGGTGATTTTTGATAAAATGTTAATACAGGGTTCCATAGCTCAACATCATAATCATCCTCTAACATACGGAAATGCCAAAACTCTCTGTCAGAAATTAGCATATCTCTAAAGCCTCTTTCTTCTAACTCCTGCATTTTGAATCTCTCCTCATCTACATTTAATTGATGTGATGCCCATTCTTCAACCATACTTCTATATGACTTACTAAAAAAGTCTTCTATCTCTGGTAAAGTTTTTAATGTTTCAGGATTAAGTTGTTGCTGTGCTTCTTTAGAACTTGGGTCCATACCCATTTCTACCATCTTCAAAACTAAATTAGTCTCTGCTTCAGCAAGTAATGTTTCTTCAATTTGAACTCTTTTTTGCTCAAGCATTTCATTATAAGATGTATCATCAACAGCTCTAAATTGTACTTTAGAATATCTTTTAGCAAACTCACCTGTAAGAACGTTTATTACATTGGGTACAATTGGATAAAATTTTAATTCCAATGCTGACTCATTCTCAGCAGTTAAAACATCCATCATATCTTTATAGTCATTATCTGGCTCTACAATATAATCTGTTTTATCAATAATACCTTTAGCAAGCTTATAGTTTTTAAGTAAGCGTCTAGAATTGATACGTAAAAATTCTATACCCTGCAATTCAAGCCAATCTAAATTCCATGCAGCCCAATCATCAGTTTTCTTTTTATATGTTAAAAACTGTGTAGGTTGCGTTAAACTAGAAAATGTTGGTCCACTTTCTGCCTTAGCACCGTTCTTAAGTTGCATTGCATTTAATACTCTCATCTAGATTCTATTTAATATTCTTAAAACCTGAGCGTCTTCTATTACCACCTAAGCCAGATCTACTACGGCCTATATTTTTAAACGCACTGGTATACTTTAATTTACTTATTTTTTCTGAATTTACCAAAGATTCTCCTTCTGATTCACGTCTTTTAGTATAACCTCTATTTGATTGTTGTATTTTGGCAAAAGCAATAAGTGCACCAAACGTAACTAATCTATCCACGTTAAGTCCAGGGTAATATGCAGACATTTCTTTAATTAGCATAGGATCTGGTATTCTTTCTATACCTAATGTTTGATTCATTACACCACCATCATCATCTAATTCCTCATCTATAACCTCTCTTATAAATTCAATTGCATATGATATCAAATGACTTTTAAATAAAGTACCTGTATTCTTCCATCCATACTCTTGATAAACTGTTCTATTAGAACCAAGATCTTTTAAGAAAAGTATTTGTTGTTTAGGTACAAGGTATCTTTGTTTTTTTCTAGCAATCATATGTTGAATAAACAATGATATATTATTCTCAACAATGGTCCATGCATTATACCATTCTATTATTAATTCTAGCCTTTGATGTGTTTTATTTATATCATCAAATCTTCCACACCATGCTGCTACAATTTTATCTTTTTCTATAAACTGTTCTATGTCTCCAGAAACAGTTGTTCTAGTAACTTCTGTAGCATTTTTGTAAACATATATACTACATAAAGAATCAGAAGTTGTTGTTTTACCTTCTGACACGGGATCAATAGAAGCATAATATGCTCCAAAGTCTGGTTTTTTCTTAGCAGGTCTTTCCCACACAACTATAGATCCAGTTTTATCTGTTTGTTTTTTCTTAACTGGAAACTCAGATATAGGTAATTTAGTTGTACGTTTTGCTACAATACCATCTTGTTCTTTTTCAAGATCTAATAGTTCATAGGAATATTCTTTTTCTTCAATCTTTTTTAATTGTTTTGACAATATACCTTGTGGAAAAACTGATGCTTTTCTATATGCAAAAGCTTCAGCTATATTTTTTGGTTTCTGAGATATTCTTAATTGAAACTGTTCAGGTCCTAATTCAGACTTCCATCTTGCTCTTTCATTGTCTATAGCTATAACTGCTTCCTCTATTTCTGAGTTTCCATAAGCATCAATGTATGGAGGCATAGACCATTGTTCTGGTATAAATAAACCAGCCATCCCTATTGTGCCTTCTGCATCCATAAGGTTAGTCTCTACAGCATATATATCATTAGCATTTGGATTAAGTATCATATCCTTTAAGGGATTACATTGTTCCAAATCACCAACTGACCCTGCTGCAATAAACATTCCTGTAGTAACCATACCTGAAGACATTGCAGGGCGTAGGTACTCATAAGTTTGCATCATCTTTGGTGCTATACCTGCCTCTTCATGAAAGAAGTATGAACATGGTCCACCTACACCAGTTGTTGCATTTTTCTCAAATGATGCACCTTGTATTTTAGATTTTAAACCACGTGAAGTTTTTCTGTTTCCTACCTTAACTTCTATCTGCTGTTGCCATAATAATACTTTCTCAGGATTACTAGGTCTATACCAAGCTGTATGTTCGTTTAAGAAGGTTTTGTATTCTTCTAGAAATTTCCAGGAACCTTTATCATTAATATAATCTTTTAATGATGCTCCAATTTTACACGTACTACCTTCTTCAAACCAGTACGTATTAATTATCTTACCCATATGGAAATAAGAAGAAGCAATCTGACGTTTTTTTAATATTGCTGAATGTTGATTGTTTAGCTCTGCTAATAGTTCATACAAAGCCATATGATATTGTGCATCTCTAACTTTAGCAAAACCATATTTTTTTTCTTCTTTATCAAATATTGGTAGAAAATTTAACCACATATAATAATCCCTAGTTAAATACCAAGTCTTATCTTTATTCTTGTAAATTACACCTTCCCTACATTTGTTCTTCTGATCATCCCAATAAGACATAAAGTCTTTTGATCTAAAAGGAGAACTACAATATAAACCTTCTTTATTAAATCTTTTAGCTTCCTCATTGAATATATAACTTGTTTCATCAAATTCATATTCACCCGGCTCCTTGAATAAAGAGTATATGTATTCCTGAAAATCAGAATCATTCTCAAACTCTGTTACAGACCAATTACCTGAATCATATGTAGGTATAGTTCTACTCATATCTTATAATTGCAAACACATCACCAGATTGCAATAATAAATGCTCTTGTCCATCATGTTCCATTGGGGTAGGCATAGCATGATCAGCATATTGTACCTCATCACCTATTTTAATTTCTGCAACATCAGCACCTACACCAACAACAGTTCCTTTAAATTCTCTCTTTTGTGCTATCTCAGGTATTATTAGACCTGATGCTGTCTTTGTTACTGCCGCTTTTCTTTTTATCAGTAACCTTTTGCCTACTGGAATTACTACTTGTTTTTTCATCTTTGATTTTTATTTGATTATTAATTGGTTCATCCCAATAACAAAAAATGTATTGGGTTTCTTTTTTAGAGTTGATCATAAGCAAGACCTGCACCCCCTCTTACTGAGCTTTCCTGTTCTTGTTTCATATCAGTATATGCTCCTTTATATGATTGTCTTATATTCTCAAATTTAGCTGCTGCATTAATCATAGAGTTCATATTACCATCTCTACCATGTTCTATAGGGGTAACCTCCATATAACGTGCAAGTCTGTCTAACATGGCCTTAATACCCACGTAAGCTCTGTATGTGGGAGTTTCATATAGCTTTTTACACATGTCTAACGCATACCTTATCTTACCATCTTCTGGAGATTCTTCTAGTTCAATCTCATCTATAATAATATCTTCCTTTTCATGTTCAGGTAAATTAAAAAATGGATTTAGATCTGGATCAGGACAACTTAAATAAAATATATACTGATATACTTTAATGTAACTATCAGGATACTCATCCATAATACTTTTAAGAAATGGAAGTGCATAACAATGCTCTGTTACAACTAACTTGCTATTTTGTATATCAAATAATTTTACTATCATACTTCTTTAGATTTAATTATATCTTCCCATAATTTGTTGTAACCAATCACTAAAATTATTGGTTTACTTTGACCAAATAATAATACTTCAGTGTGTGAGTCTTGAAACTTATTTGTTGCTACGTGAAAGTACTCTTTAAACCATACTATTTTATTAAGATCAATACGTATTTTTGTTTCTTCAAATCTAAAATCTGTAGGTACTTTTGATTTTCTAGATTGCACTTCTACTGCTGCTATATACTCTTTCATTATTGGTTATCTTTTAACCACATCATTAAAGATGTTACTTCATCTTTTAAATATGGAAGTTCATAAATTTTTATATCTTCTAATACAGGCTCACCATTTACATGCTCATTTATAGGATATCCATTTTTATCCTCTCCAACTTTCTTAAACTTTACATGCTGAATAATAAGTTTACCTACTTTAAGTTTAGGGTTATGCTTTTTAATAATATACGCATAAATACTGAGTTGTAAGTTATAATGATTAAGATTACAATCATCTAAATGATTAACTGGTCTAAACATTTTGTTTGTTATACCCTCCCAGTTTGTAAATCCTTTCTCTTTTATTTCTTTATTTGTCTTGTAATCTGTAATATTTATTTTACCATTTACAATTTCTACTAAATCAGCTTGACCACAAACTCCTAATGATTTTAAATAAACTAAATGTTCAGGATATACACCATCAGAAACCTTCTGTTCTGGTGCTATTTTAGTTCCTTTATTATCAACAATAGGTTTGATGATAGGAACTTCCACACCTTCTCTACCTATTGTATTTAGATCTAACATATCAGATTCTCTTTGGTTATGATAAAAGTTACCTAGTTTGATTGCTCTATCCGTCTCACCATCCCATGCTGCTATGATTTCTTTTGGAGTCATACCATACCACTTAGATCTTTTATTTTTAGATGATTTCTTTGCTTGACCATCTCTATCAAACTTAGGTTTAAATTTACCCACCAAAGAAGTGACGCTAGTCCATTTTATTTTTTCTTCTGTTGTGCTTTCATACACATGTCCTTCTTCTATAAATTTTAGTCCCATAGTTATGCTATTGTTGTATACCAATAAGAATTTGTTTCACCAATAGTAATATTAGTAACATGGTCATTGTATACATAGTTAATTATTAAATTTTTCACCTTCTATTTGTTTAGTTATTATTTCTTCTTGTTCTTCTGTTGTATATGCATCCCAATATCCTTTAGGGCATTCTGAAGATAAAGATCTTACTTTAAAGCTTAAGCTACATCCACAATCTCCACAACACGGTTGGGTACCTGGTGCAATACATTTATCTCCTCCAGCATCAAACAAAGAACACTTTACACATATTTGAAATCTATCAGTTGCTACTGCTTCAACATGCTCTTTTTTAAAAATGCTATTCTTAATTCCTTCTGTAATTTTATCAGCATTTTTAAATACGTCAAGATACTTACTCCATTTACCTTTCATTTCTAAACTTCTTTTTTTCTTTAATATCTTTTTGTATTTGATCCATTGCTATTTCCATTTGTCTTATTTTTTTAGATACATCTTCACTTTTTGCATATCCATTATAAGTTCTTTTAGCTATGTTACCCAACAGACTTTTGTTTTTGAGGATAGCATTTTCTAACTTATTTATTCTTAGTTCAAACGTACCTAATCCTTCCACATAAACTCTAGGGAATGATATATCTGATAATGACTTCCTTACCTTAGAGTAATAAAAAGAAATAAAGTCATCTACAACTTGCTCATGTACTCCTACCTCTTCAGCAATACCTTTTTTAAAATCTTTATGAGACTTGGGATACATTGCCTAAGATTTTATAATCAAGTAATACTAAACCTTCTGACTGAACATTAATATCTTTATTTAAAGAAATTGTTTTTTTATTATTACCATCTTTGATTAGTAATCCCTTTTTCTCAGCCTTTGTTATTGCATTTCTAGCTGATTGTGGGCTTTTAAATATATTTTTAGATACTAGGTCCAAACAGAATTTAGTAAGCTCTACACCTTTATTCTTTGCTAGTTCACATAAAAACTTAATATCTGAATTAGATATTATTATATCATTAAAAAAACAGTACGTAAGTATTTGATACTTTATTGATGAATCAATACTTACTTTCAATTTTAAATCTACTTTATTTACTAACGCCATTATAAACTCATTATCATATCAACCATGTCAGGATGAGGATATATATCTGACTTACCACTTCTAACATTTCCGTGAGTCAGTAATCCTTTTACCTTACCATAGTACGCATCTTCCTGAAAATCAAAACCTTTTGAAGGCCCGTACTTTTTGATATATTGTTTTAAACCTAATCTAATATCTATTTGATCTCTTTCAGCAACAAACTTAATCCACTTTTCAGTTTCTTTTATTTGTTTCTCAGAGTATGCATGCCATAATAGTTTACCTTTAAAAGCTTCTTGTAAACCTATCACTTGTTCTCTTTGACACAATGATTTTACGTATGTTCTATTATTATTATCAAGATAACCCATATTACATATTTCTAATCCTACAGAATGACGGTTCATATAACCAGAAGCAGTTCTTCCAAGGTGCCATCCTTGGCATCCTTCAGGAAATGCTTGAACCATAACTCCGTTATAATCATCATTTCCATTTCTATGGTTAATTCCACCTAATACAAATTCAGTAGCTACTCTCCCTCTGCTATCTCTTCCCCAGTGATCAATGCATCTATAAGGATTGTCATTACCTGCTGTGTGATGTAAAAATACATACTCATTCTTAATAGGTCCTTTTAAGTATTCTCCTTCTGGTAGATAATGTTTATGTATTATCTGATTAAAAGGAGTATTAAAGTATTGCTTAGATGAATCAGTATCTTCATCAATATCTTCTGTTACTTGTGGTCCCTTTTGAAGTAAAATAGCCCATGTATCAGAACCTACAATACCATCAGAAGCTAAACTGTGAGATAATTGAAATCTAATTACATGCTTTTCTGTTTTAGGTCCAAATACTCCATCAGGAGAGATCATTAACTTTTGCTGTAAAGTTTTTACATCATTGCCCGTATCACCTTTTTTTAGCAGTCTCATGTTATTCTACATTAGTTGCTGCTTTCTCCATTGCGGCTTTGAACTCTTTCTCATCTTCTGATGGACCTTCTGCACTTTGTTGTTGGGCTGCAGCTTGTGCCATAAAGATTTGAGCTTGCAGTCTTTCTGCTCTAGCTTTATCAATGGTAGCTAATAATTCCTCATATTCTGCTTGAACAGTAAGATGTGGGATGTTGTCTTTGTAAAATGCTGTAATTTCTTCTCTACGGCTAGCTAACTCTTCTTTTGTTAACTGAGGATCTTTATCCTGAAGTTCAGGATTTAATTTTTTAACGTCTGACATTTCTTTTGGTTTTAAAGTTAAACATTAGTACAAATATATACAAATAGTTTAAATTTCAAAAGTTTAAAGACGTTTTATTTTATTCCGGTGGAAATAACGGATTTTTTTCCATAAGGTTTATCATATCAACTAGATCCGATTTGATGTACGTTTTAAAGTTGATAGCATAATTTTCTACTGGCCAATTATCATTATCAATAGTAGTACTGTCTGGTGTAATAAATGGTGAGCTATTACCAACTGTTTTGTAAAACGTATAAGTTTGAGGATCACAACATGTGTCCTGTATTTGTTTAGTAAATCCTAATTCTATTAAATCTGCTTCTGTCATGACTATTTATTTTTGCATTCCTTCTTATGGCTAAACCAACCTCCACACTTGCATTTGATATAATATACTGCAGTAGTAACTACTGGTGCTGACGCAACTGCTGTAAATATATTTGGGTGCCAATGCTCTCCACATATGCCTAATGTATGTTTTATGACTTCAATCATTTACCTTCTAGACTTAGCACCAGAACATTTCCATCTTTTACGAGATAGATTGTTTGGTGTATTTGGATCATTTCTTTTTTTCTTAGATACTCTTTTTTTAATACCTAAACTTCTAGCACAGTAACTATCTCCTTTTGATGTACCAGGTTTTACTCTTGGTCCACCACCTTTAGCTTTTCCAGCTTGTCCGTAACTTACTTTCTTACCAGACTTAGTTACTTTAACTTTTGCTTTTCCTTTTCTTGGTGTTGCCATTATCTTTTCTTTCCTTTATGTAAACCGTGGCTTGCGTGTTGTTTACCTTTCTTAGTAGCTGCCCTTTTCTTTGCGTTTGCTGCTGCTAATTTCTTTTTACCCCCCTTAGTACTTTTGAGTTTAGATATAGTCTTAGAGGGTGCGTATACTTCTCCAGTTTCAGAAGACTTCTTTCCGCTTGCCGTTCTCCATTTCTGTTTAGTCCATCTACTTAGGCTTTTTTGTTGTTTAGTCTTTGCCATTACTTCTTCGTTTTATATCCTCCTCCGTTAGCTTTGTAACGTTTAGCTAGCATTTGAGCTTTACGTGCAGACCATTGTCCAGCACCTCCACCTTTACTTCCTGCTTTGATTGAATTAAATAATCTTTTACGCATTCCCGGTTTTGTGTAATTACCCGAACTATTTACAGTACTTTTTTTCTTTTTTGTTGCCATAGTTACTCATTTATACTTTGTGGGTATATTTTATTTACGAGTTTCTGCAGCTTAGCACACTTCTCATAAGCTTCTTCTTCAATATAATAACTAATCATATTTTCTAATTCTTCTTGCATTGGCCCTTCAGTTGGATCAAATGCCATAACAGCTTCGCCCCCTTTTGTAAATTTATCAGTCAACAAGTCTTCAAATGTTATTTGATTAGTTAGCACTAAATAGGAATTGTTATATGCTGTCTCAAGCATTACTGCGTCTAGTTGCATTTGCTCTATTTCAGTCAGTCCATTTTTATTATCCTCCCCACTGTTGTCATCCCAATTTGCCATATTTTCATTTTTAAGTTAAACTGCGTCTATAGAAACAATATACTAATTTTATAAATCCTATAAAAATTTTTCCGTCATAACATACCCCTCACTTGAGTAAAAAAGTTTGTATACCCCCATCCCGGCCCTGGCAAAATTATATATTTAGCGTGCTTGAGATGCCATACTGAACTGCTCCCCACCTAGTGTTTGTGGTTGGGGGTACCCCTGTAATGTTCCACAATTTTAATTAATTTTTTAAATACTTTAAATTATGGTTTACTTTAGAAAACTAAACATCAATGAGTCAACTGGCTCAGCAACAATCATCGTGAGCTCAGCTCCAATGTCAAACAACAAGACTACTCTTGCTGGTCTGTCTGTTGCTACAAGAACACAAGGGAACATCTCCTTTGGTGTGTTATCTCTGATAGACCCTGAAACTAATCAGGTGATGAAGAGTTCTCATCCAACAATCAAAGCTCTTGGGCAAAAGCTCAACCTTGGTGATGAGATGGCTGGCTTCAGGTTAAGTGAGCAAAAGGTAGTTAATCTACAGACTGGTGAAGAGAACCAGAACCTGTTCTGGGTTGAACAAGCCTAATCAGGAACAAGGGGTGTGTGTAACAGCACACCTCTTTTAAACGTTCTACTGCTTTAGGGTATACATTTACATCCTATTGCTATAGACCATACAATCCTATTGTATATATTCACTGCTTCCTTCCTCTTTCACTTCTCCCCACCTATAATACGTATACATTTATACATAAAATAATTATTCATTAAATACATTTATTATGCAAACAGCAGTTTATTTTAGAAAGTTTAGTATCAATCAGAATACTAACAGTGCAACACTTATTGTATCAGACGTACCAATGGTACAATCTGAAACTACTATAGCCGGTTTAAAAGTGGCAAGTAGAAAGCAGACCAACATTAGCTTTGGTGTGTTAAGCCTAATGGACCCAGAGACAGGTCAAGTAATGAAGGCAGATCATCCTACAATAAAACAATTACAGGACAAACTAAATAGAGGTGATAAGATGCCTGGCTTTAGATTGTCTGATAATCCAGTAATGAACCTATCAACTGGAGAAGAAACAGATTTGAGATGGGTTGAGGCAGTTTAGTTTAGTAAACCGTAGATAAATTGATTAATCAGTGTAAAAGCTGGTTAATCTTTTTATTTTTTGTGCGTTAATGTGTGTTATGCAAACAGTATGACATCACATACCCACAATATACCACCTTTTACCACTATCATAACTACCATAGCACATTAATATATTAATATAGCTAACACTACTACAAGAGTAGCAATTACACTCAACAATACTACATAGGTAATGTTTGTCTCTTCCTCTATAGGATAAGAGCCATAGTACCCGGAATATTATAATCAAAAGCTTAGAGATATGAGTCAAGCAATACCACTTACTATTCTGAAATAGTGTAAGCCAATAATGGATAAGCACTCTAAGTTATTTACTAATCACTAATACTAAATCAAATGAAGAATACTAAAATCATGTTGGCTACAGTAACAACCTTTATCCTAACTGTAATATTCGTAAACACAATCGTATGGTATCTAGAAGATACTTGGACATTTAAAGAATGCTTTGCTCATGGTGCAACCATAGGCTTCTCACTAATCTTTGGATGGATACCAGCAATATTCGTTGGTCAAGACGTAGATGAAAAACTTAATCACTAATCACTTAATTAAAACCATTATGAAACATTTATTCATAGGCTTATGCCTAACCTTAGCATTCACCTCTTGTCAGAAAGAGGAATTAGAAATTACTGAACCAGAACAAATACAGTGTACTAACATACTTATTCAATATGACTTTGAAGTAGAATTAGTTGACTATAATGTAGCTTGGCCTACTAATCAATGTTTACCATTGTTACCTACGTCTTCAGACTATGACTATGTATATATAGTTAAACCACGTTATGTACCAGATTCTAATGGACAAATAACACAGTATGTAGGTGAAGATTTATATTATCTCTTTGATGATAGAGAGTTTAATGAATATGATCTAACCGCAGTAATAACAGTTCAATCCTTAATAGCAAAATTATGAAAAAGAAATTCCTTTACCTTATGTTACTCCTATTCATAGGAGGACCAGTATTACAGTCATGTGGATCAACACGTAACAGATGTGGGACATCAAAAAACAAAAAAGCTTGGTCCAAGAATAACTATTGGGTATCCAAGAAAAAACACAAGAGATCCAAATGGGGTCGTTAATCAATAATCAATCACTTAATAAATCAAATTATGAAATCATTCATCAGATCATTAGTAAAAATCCTATACGTAGTAGTATTACCACTAGCATTCGTAATAGGTACATATAATTTTGTAACAAATTATAATGTAGACACATTTATGCTAACACTTATCACCTTAGTAGGTGTAGTAGTTGTAGCAAACTCAGTTATGTATCTTGTCTTTATGCAAAAGATAAAGATGTTTCCTAACGTTAAAGTAGAGTTCATACCTATATTTGGATTTGCCTTTGGTGTAGATCCAGATATTAACCATAGAGTATCATGGTTATTACTTATACCTTTTGTATCATTTGAGTTTAGTATAGAAAAAAAGTGAACCACGGTTCATACAAACAGTACCAGTAGATATTTATATAATATATATACTACTATAGTTAGGCCTTGAGTTTGGTTATGTAAGTGATGACCTTTGATAGCAACAGCATATGCATGAGTTTATTTTGTAGTTTACTTCATGTAGCTGTTGCATATCATACTCACTGCTCCCTACCTCTCATTCGTCAAACCTTAAAATAATAATAAACAATGGCAAATCAATTTAAAATTTCAGAAAAAGTGATGGAGAACATTCTAAGTAATGCTATCTCTATCAAATCAAAAGAACCTCAGAACTATGATCACATGTTTAAGATCCTTATGGATAATCTTAATGACACTGCAAAAGAATATATAGTACACTTGAGTCTTATAGAAGAAGTATATAAGCCAGTAACCTTAAATGGTTATGTAAAGCTTATACCACCGTCTTATCATAAATCAGACAAGTATGAAGTAGACATATTGCAAGATATGGGTCTATATGCAGGTCATGGTATGGTATACGCAAAAGTTATAGGTGATACCTCATGGGGATCAGAACCATTTAATCCTTTTTATAGTAGCATTAAGATAGAATTTATGTATCATAATAAAGAAAAGCAATTAGAAATGTATGAACACTCTTGTTCACCATTAGAATTAATAGCTGTATCAGTTGATGATATAAAATATTTTGATATATTGGCAACAGATTCAGAGCCTATACATCAAGCTGATTTATTTATGAATGTGGATCAAACAGAAGATAATACTATAAAAGAATAGTCATGGCAAAGATATCAATGGAGTTATTACATAGTGAACAAGCATCTTGGAAACTATTAGACAATGCTATAAAAGATGCTAACGGTAAAAATATATCCTTTGGGAGATATATGAATGACAAGTATGGTATGAACAATGATGATTTAGCTAAAGAAACTAATGAATCTATGGCCATGCTTATGCTTTTAAAAGACCATGTCAAAGAAATCAGATAGATTTGGCATAGTCAAATACAAAGTATTGTCAGATCCAAGTTTGTCTATACAAGCAAAAGGGTTATATAGTCTCATAGCGTGCTATGCAGATAAAAACCGTGAAGCATATCCGTCTGCTTCAACTTTAGCTGACTCAGCAGATGTATCCCAAAGGTACATATTTAAACTATTAAAAGAGTTGAGACAGCACAATTACATAAAAAGAGTAAAAGGCAAATTAGTTATTATATAAGTGATAGCTATATATATGCAATTTATTTTTGATCTTAGACATTAATTCCTTAAAATTAGTGAGCCAGGGTTAGTTATATTTTTATCTTTGTTAACAGATATGATAATACAACTGCCCAATGGACGTATAATTGAATGCTCAGTAGAGCAATACCTCTCATTAACTGATGAAGAAGTACAGGACCTTAATGGTTTAAGTTCAGCATACACCAAAGAAGTGGTCAATCCCTTTTATAATAGGTTTTCAGGTAAACAAGTGCCTCTCATACAAGATGAACCAGAGTTCATAGAAGAATATGAGAAAGCATTAGATGAAATAGAAGCTTATGAAAAGTTAGATGACCCATATTTCCATTCAGATGACACATAAGTCATCAACAAATCATTTATTAATTTATTAAATTTAAAACAATGCAAAAGCAAGTACAAATCTTAGCTGATGACATGGGCAATGTTATCCGTCAATCAAACAACAACTCAGAGTATGGGTACATTAGATTACAACAAGACAGAGTAACCTTTGGTAACGGAGGTTGGGTCAAAAGATCTAAAGTATCAACACTATTACATGGTAAGTTAGAAGACTTACAATCATTAGATTTTAAAGCTGACAGTGAGTTAGCTGGTAAAATCATTATTAAAGAGCAATTGGAGCCATTCAACAGTAATGATCCAGATAGAGATTATAAATACGCAGGTGATACAGGTATCATATGTTGTGTAGATGGTCAACCTATTTATAGGAAAACGTTTTTTGTAGCTGATAGTACAGCACAAGACGTATTATTAGCTCATACAAATGGTGAGGACATCAAAGATGCTAATGGAACTAGTAACACTAAGTCTAATAGCATAGGTGTACCAGCAGCTAGTATAGAAGAAGCATTTGATATTAAATCAGAAGGCTTTGATAACTCTACAGTAGATGATGTAGATGATCTAGAAGAAGATAATGATGAAGTTTCTGATGAAGTAAGTGAAGAAACAGAAGAGCTCGTAGAAGAGACTTTTGAACTATAATATAGTTCTCTAAATATGTAGAGGGCCTGTATGGAGATTTTAGTTAATTTCTGTGCAGGCCTAATACTTTAATCACTTTACTTAATCAATAACAACTAAATCATTATGCTATCTCAAGATCAAATAAATATACTCAAACAACAACAACAACGTGAGTTACTCTCAAAGAGAGAGGAACGCTATCAATACTATGGGATACTAACAGAATATCAGTTACATCCTGAATCAATAGTAAACTCTTTAAGTTATACTAAACTAAATCCGTATCAACATTTTTTGTTTAAACGTGTGCTTCATGGCCTCAAGGTTTATAAACCTGAAGAAGTTAACAAGCTGCATTGGGACAAAAAACGTAGAATAACTAAAGTTTGGAAAAGAAGTCAAAGAGAAATCAATGCATGGAAACAAACTATTTGTAATAAGCGTATAAATGCTTATCTTAGTAAAACATTCAAGCATTCACCAACAGCACAGTATATGGCAAGTATACCTGCTGATGAGATTTTAGATGATTATACTAATACTATGAGTTTCAAAGACTTAGGTATTACATATGAGGATGTTATATTAAAATTTATGTCTTTAGGTTTACTTCCTAAAAACTATTTACAACTTAAAAAATGAGCATCAAAAAAGTCTCAAGTAAAATGTCTAAATTAAATACTGCTTACAGCAAATTGCGTAGGCAGTATTTAACAGACAAACCAGTATGTCATGCAAAGATCCATAAGTGTTCTGTGCAAGCTACTGATGTGCATCATATGCATGGTCGTGGTATTTATCACTTAGATGTATCTACATGGTTACCAGTTTGCAGAAACTGTCACATGTGGATAGAAGAACACCCAGAAGAATCTTATGAATTAGGATTTTCAGGCTCTAGAACATAACTTTATGGTCCTATAGCTCAACTGGATAGAGCAACAGCCTTCTAAGCTGTAGGTTCTAGGTTCAAATCCTAGTGGGATCACCAGGCCGGATGATGGAATTGGTAGACATGACAGACTTAAAATCTGTTGAACTGGATAGTTCGTGTGGGTTCAAGTCCCACTCCGGCTACCAGGACTCTTAGCTCAGTTGGTCAGAGCAGCTCACTCATAATGAGAAGGTCACAGGTTCAAGTCCTGTAGGGTCCACCTTTAATACCAAAGAGAAATGAAACAATATCAAAAAGATAGACTAATAAAAACATTAGTTTGGACAATAATCTTAACAATAACAATAATATTATGGCATACAATCCTTCAGCTAATCTTTCCAGAGATGTAGTACAGAGTGACGCACTATCAATTGCAGCACAACATAAAAGATGTGGTTTAGGTATATCTATGGGTGTAGGCAAAACAAGAATTGCTATACAACACCTGCAGAGGAACTTTAATCAATTTATACAAGTATTGGTAGTAGTACCAAAACATTCAGTTACTCAGTCTTGGCTTGATGAACTAGATAAAATGGGATTATACTCATTAGTTGAGCATATTACATTTACAACTTATATATCTCTTAAAAAGAAAGATCCTAATAGTTATGACATAGTGTATTTAGATGAGTGTCATTCATTAAAATACTCTCATGAATTGTTTTTGGGCCCTTACACAGGTAAGATATTAGGTTTAACAGGCACACCACCAAGAGATAAGCAATCAGAGAAAGGAAAACTTGTACAAAAGTACTGTCCTATAAAATACACATTTAAAGTTGATGATGCTACTGACTCAAATATATTAAATGATTATAGAATAGTTATACATGACTTACAGTTATCAGGTGTACCATCACTTAAGAAGAAAAACAAGAATGGTGGTTACTGGCATACAAGTGAAGTTAAAGACTATAGTTATGTTACACGTAGAGTAGCAGAAGCACAAACACCAAAGCAACAGCAATGGGCCTATATTATGAGGATGCGTGCACTTATGGAATACACTACTAAAGAAGCATATGTTAAGTCTATGGTTAATAATATAGAAGATAAATGTATAATATTTGCAAACACCCAGGATCAAGCAGACCGTGTCTGTAAGTATAGCTATCATTCAGGTAATAATAAATCAGCAGATAACTTAGAATACTTCTCAGATGGGCGTATAAATAAGTTGTCTTGTGTATTACAGTTATCAGAAGGTGTAACAATACCTCAACTAAAACAAGGTATTATTATGCATGCATATGGTAATGAAAAGAAAACAGCACAAAGAATTGGTAGGTTATTAAGACTTAACCCATCTGAGACAGCTGTATGCCATATACTATGTTATAAAGGAACACAGGATGAGAAATGGGTAGAGTCAGCTCTTAGTTCATTTGACTCAAGTAAAATAAAACGTTATAATCCACTAAAAAATTAATTATGGGAAGAATGAAAGAGCTCTTTATTGAGCAACAAGAAAAATTAGAGTACCGTGGTGCACATGATGCAATGATACACGGGCTATCAAGAAAAGCAATTGAAGAATATATAGATACCCATGATGAAACTCCATGTCCAAACTGTGGTGACCCAGCATTAATCAGAAATGAATCTAATGCTAAGTGCACAGAGTGTGCTCAGGAATTTGTTTATGTAGGTTCAGCACTAAGATTTTTGTAATGTTGAGCTTTGAATATGAGTGGAATGATACCTTATTAGATGTAGAATACATATATGATCCAGGTGAACCTGATCAATGGTATGATTCCAATGGAGATCCTGGTACACCAGGGTATGGTCCTACTGTAGAAATACAGCATGTATGGGCTTTAATGGTAGATAGAAACAAAAATAAAATTGACGTAGATATACAAGAACTTATTGATGTAGATCTAGAGAGCATTATACTTGAGAGTCATGAATGATATAATTATAAAAGATATAATTAATCTATTAGATAATGTAGATACTATACCAGGTTCCTCTAGAAGGAACTTGGAAGTAGCTATTGAAATATTAGAAACATTAAAAAAAATTAATCAAAATGAAACAGAAAAAATTTAGACAGTACAGAAGTAATCAAGGAAGATCTCCTGAAAAAATGGAAAGAGTGTATAAAGGTTGTTTTTATATGGTAGTAGTATTTTTATGTGGAGTAGCTGTTACTGGATTATATAATATAGTATCCCTATGAAGGATAATTTATATATAAAAGCATCAGTTAAAGATGGTCAACTACATTTCCCTATTAAAGCAATGGGTACTAAGTATAGAAAATTCTTTGAGCAGCTTGAAGAAGGATCTAAATTAGAAATATTTGTAGGTGTAAGTGGTGATAAGGGTAGTAACCCACAGTTAGCACGTCTACATGCAATGATTAGAGAAATAGCACAAGAAATTGGTTACACCTTTGCAGAAGCCAAAATTGAAGTGAAAAGAGCTTCAGGATTATGTTTTGTAAAAAACAAACAAGAGTATTGTAAATCTTTTGGGGACTGTGATAAAGATGAATTGAATTTAGCAATACAAGCTTGTGTTGAGATAGGTGACTTTAATGGGATGCAGTTAAGATAGCTCTCCTAAATTTTTAGTAAGATTATTTAGTATCTCTATAGGGTTACTACTATCTTTCATAGCTTTATCAGCAGCAATTTTAAATGCTTCTTTATCCACAGCAGTTTCTTCAGTTCTCTCTAAACCTTGTTCAACAGCATATCCTTTAAGTAATGTTATAAGAGAATATAGTGTATAAATATCACTCTCAACAGATGTAAAAATTCTATTCTTAGCTTTAGCTTCTTTAGGATTAGTAACCAATAGGTTAAAGTCTTTTATAAGTTCAGCAAAATTTCCTACATCATCATAAAACTCAGTAATATATCTATAGTATATTTGCTGTAAGCCGCTAATAAATGCTGGATTTATTTGACAGTCTATGTTTTTAGTAACATCGTAGCTTATAATAGTTTTTTTCTCAGACATAATAAATAGATTTTAATCAAAGATACAAATAATTAACTAATTATGAAACAAATACCAATTAACATTGACATAAATGAATTAAGAGATTCAGCAAATGATAAACTACAAGACTCAGGATGGGCGCCTATGCTTACTCCTTTTATAAATGGTCTTGACTTTGATCTTATAGTTGAAAAGCTTGTAAGCTTAGTAAATGCAGAAAGAAGATTTACACCAAGATTTAAAGATATATTTAATGGCTTTAAAGAATGCAAGTATGATGATCTTAAATGCATTATAGTAGGTCAAGACCCATACCCTCAATTAGGTGTGGCTGACGGTATAGCATTTAGCTGTAGTAGAAAAGGTAAAGCTGAGAAATCTTTACAATATATACTTAAGGCGCTTGGAGATGAAGATGGAGATGTGGATTTAAAACGTTGGTCTAACCAGGGTGTGCTATTAATTAATACAGCATTTACATGTGAAGTAAACTCTATTGGCTCACATTATGATTTATGGAAGCCATTTTCAAGATATATTTTTGAAAATATAAATAGACATAATAAAAATATACCTGTAATACTTATGGGTAAAAAAGCAGAAGCATGGGAAATAATGCTTAATAATCAAAAAATTTATAAAGTTACACATCCAGCTTCAGCAGCATACAGAGGTGGTGAATGGGATTGTAATGATGTCTTTAATAAAGTAAACCAAGAGTTAGAAAAGCAAGATATACCTTGTATAGAATGGTAAATTTTAGTATCTTTGATAACCTTAAATCTTAATATAAATGGCTAATAACCAGGAACTTAACAAGAAGCAAGATATTGCTGAATTTAAAAAATCTTTTTACACAACTTATGGTGTAAAATTGTATATTTACACCCCTTCAGAAAAAAACAAAAAAATTCCGTTGGGTATATTTCATGATAGTGCATTAGCAGCTCTACATGAGAATGAACCAAAATATAGTAGAGTTAAAAATCTACAACATAGGACTAGATTCAGAGATTACCTTGTATATGTTCAGATGATGTCTTACTTAGCACATAAGGAAGGACATAGTAAAACCAGTATAGGTAAATTTTTAAAGCGCAACCATGCAACCGTTATCAACTCATGTACAATGATTGAAAATGGATATTTTACAAATGATAAAAAAGTTATGGATGCTCATAATAACATTATAAAACACTTAGAAAAATATGTGGGAACTATTTCAGAAGATAATGAAGGTGAAGATAACTCCAAACCAAGCGTTGATCCTATTTGGGATGAAGCAAGGCGTATCATTGCCTAATTCATTATCTGAAGACAAAGAATATTTATTAAAAATGAACATGCTCACATTTGAGGATGGTCTATATAAAATGACACCAGATGCAAAAGCATTTTGTGTAAAGCTAGATAATTACTTTATAAAAGCTAAAAAGAAAACTGATATACAACTCATGGGTAAGGACTTCAATGATAAGATCCATACTTATAGAGAAATATTTCCTGCTAAGAAACTACCAAGCGGTAACCCTGCAAGAAATAATGTTAAGGCATTAGGAGAAAACTTCAGATGGTTCTTTGAAACTTATGACCATACATGGGATGATATTATAAAAGCAACCCGGATGTATGTAAATGAGTATAGAGATGCAGACTACCTATATATGCAAACAAGTCAATATTTTATATCTAAGCAAGATAAGCATAGAGTTAAACACTCTAGATTGGCTGATTATTGTGATATGATAGTTGACGGAGTAAGCACAGAAGATGAACACTTTAAAGAAAACGTAGTATGAAAAAAACATCAGAAGCATGGGTTGGGCAATATGCAGCCTTTAATGAAGCTCTTAAGTACATGTACAGGAGATCTACAGGGGAAGAGAAATCTATATATACACCTTGGCCTAAGTTTAATGATGCTGCTACGGATGGATTAGAGTGGAATACATTGACTGTAATTGGTGGTAGACCTGGCTCAGGTAAAACATTGATTAAAGATCAAATTATTAGAGAGTCTTTTGCATTAAATCCTAATGATAAATTTAGGGTATTAGAATTTCAATTTGAGATGGTTGGTAGAACATCAGCTATTAGAGAATTTAGCTCTATAACAGGTAAAACATATAAAGAGTTATGTAGTGCAGGATCTGTATTAGGTACTAATGAATTAAACAAATGTCATCAGTATGCTAAAGAAAGAGTAAAGCACCCAGTTGATATAATTAGTACACCTATGACTGTAAATCAAATGCGTGAGCAAATTGATCAGTATATGAATTTACATAAAGGTGTAAATACTATTATAACATTAGATCATACAATGCTTGTAAAGAGAGCGCCCTATCAGAATAGTAGTTTAGATATGTTATTTGAATTAGGTGAGTTCTTTACACAATGTAAAAGAGATTATCCTTGTTTATTTATAGCTTTATCACAGCTAAATAGAAACATAGATAACCCAGACAGAGCTATAGATGGTAAATATGGTAATTATATACTTGAGTCAGATATATTTGGCTCAGATGCAATGCTACAGCATGCAG